TCTGAGAGCGTTTCAAGACTGCTTCGGCCCGTTCGCAGCCGGTTATCTGTGGGGCGGGTTTGAGATGGAGCAGCGTGAGCCGGCGCGCTGTCTGAGTTGCGGTTGGTAGTCTGAGATATGACGTGTTGTGCGCCCGGAGTCCCGCCTCGCGCTCTCAGAATCTCTTTCTGGATCTTGGCTTACCGTCATAGCCTTTAAATAGGCTGTCGTACAGACAAGAACTGACATATCCTTCCCATGATAGAACCCCCTCCCAACGAACTAATTCCATAGGCTTCGGCTGTTGTATTAGGCAGAAAGGACGGTCCGATCGTTCCGACTCATGCTGCTTCGTTTCTTATTTTGAAATTCACCCAAAATGGTTTTTGTCGACTTGCACACATAAAAAAAGACTGGTATAGTTCGTTCCTCGGTTGCGCCAGTAGCTCAGCTGGATAGAGTACCTGGCTACGAACCAGGTGGTCGTGGGTTCGACTCCTGCCTGGCGCGCCAACCTCTTCTGAGCCTCAAGGCTTTTAGAGAGTAAACAGTGAAAACACCTCACAAAACACCACAGCGTGTCGTGAGGTTTTTTATTTCTCTATTGTCCTTCGGACGTTATTTGTGGTTCTGCTCGCAGAATTTAATTGCTCTTTGAGCCTGGTCGAGTAGTTCCCTACCCTCGACTGCCAGTTGTAGACATCGATTACGCTGTCTATCGGCAGCGGTTTTGGCTCTTCTTTCAAGCTCGGACAACTGGCCGCGCATCCACTCATACTCATCACGAGCACGAGACTCAGCAATCCGCAGATCAGATAAAGCCTGCGCGTCGTTCGCCTGTTTGGCCTTGTGTTCCTCGATCGCTCTCTCGAGCGCTGATATTTGAGTACGGGCATGTTTGAGTTCCTCCGTGTTCTGCCCCTGGTGATATCCGTAGAAGTATGCGGAAACGACCACAAGGAGCGCTCCGATAACCTTTGCTACCACGGCCACCACCCGTAGAAATAAGCTTGGTAGCTATACGACACTGCCAAGGTGGTCAGATCAACGATGTAAAACCACTTCCAGCGGGCGATAGCATTTAACAAGCCCTGCCTAAGTTGCCCCAGGTCGAAGAGATATTTATCCCGCACAAGGAAACAGAGGAAGAGCCATAAAACCAAAGACGAAATTAATCCCCCAGCTAACCACTCCTGCGGGCTTCTGGATATATAGGTCGGATAGAGAGACCCTCCTCCCTGTACGTTAAAAAGCCGCCAAAGGTATATTCCGAGATTAAGAAGCACCACACAAATGAAGCAGAGGCCGTATGTCTTCCGCAGTGTTGTTCTAGTCGGACCCATCTGCCACTCTTCAAGCAGCTTCCAAAAGTTCATACCGAATGTGCCCATCAATGTTGCTAAGAATATTCCAATAACTGATATAATTTCACTCATGGGTAAGCTCCATAAAGATTGTTAAAGACCGCTCTGTGCTACCAACACAGGGCGGTTTTAATTTTTACGAAAAGAAAAGTTCTAATTCCCGCATTCGCCGATCTCTCAGTCCTTTCTCATACTTGGTACCGGGACTGCAATATTTTGGCCACCATGTCCGGACGTTATCCCACTCGCCTCGGTTGATCATCCCGAACAACCGATACGTCCGACACTTGATAAGTCCGAAGTTGTAGACAAAACTCATGAGGGCGACGAACTGATTCTCATTGATATCGATATAAATCAGCGTTGCCAGCTCCTCCTGAGTGCGCTGTAGGTCTCTATCTAAAAGCTTGTAGGCCTCACCCTTGTTAACGACGTCACCCTCGTGAACGTCTCCTGTGTGGCCGAATCCGATCGTCCACCGCCCCGCCGGGCACCGGTAAGCGAGCGCAGAAAAACCCTCCTGCTCGGCAATGAAGCTGGACGCTATCTCAGGCGGGTACAGCATAAGGTTTTGTTTTCTCATCTGCCCTCCTCATGCTTCTTATAAAGCTCGTGAATCAGTTCAGTGTTGTGTTGGATGGCTCGCTCGTTGGCCCAAATGCCCTTTTTGATCTCGTCAAATACAACAGACCTCTCGCAGTAGTAATAACCCAGTAGGAAACCGAAACAGATGGCGATGGCAATGGCCGCTGATCTGCATAAGCGGATAGCCCACTCGTTTAAGAAGATGCTCATGATTTAGCTCCTAATCTGTTATCCAGAAATTTTTTGACGTAATAGGCAATAATCCTTACGCCCAGATATGCGGCCATAAATGAAATCCCGACGGCGGCAAGCTCGTTGACGCCATTCCCCTGAAGAATCCAGAAGACCCCGATAGCGGTAACGCCTCCTGATAGTGCTTCCCACATTGCTTCAAGGACAGAGAACTCGATTGGCTTTTCTTTTCGTTTTTCTCTCCAGTCGTCAACGTAGCGGAGAAGCCCCGCTATTAAGCCGAGACCTCCCACACAGGCGATGAGAGTATTAATTAGATCAGTGTGCTTAATCATGCGGGTCCTCCAGAGGGACGAAACTCTCAAGACTCAGGCCGAAGAGAAGCCAGAAGACCGCCTGAAAAACAGCGAAGTGGTAGCCAAATTCGTTCTTGCATGTAAGCGTTCTCGCAAGCCCCTCGATCTGGGGGCAGGCTCCGCGGCACAGAGTGAGCACCAGGCACTTCTTGCACTTCTCTCTGACACTCCACGGCTTGAAGTGCTTCGAGATATCGACTGCTTCAGGAGCCTCGATCGTGCCAACACATCCCTCCTCTGTGCAGTGATCGTGGCAGGAAAGGAAGTCGCCTTTGAGGTTTATCGCCGCGTTGTCCTCTCGGTTCATCATGCACTTGACCGCATTAGGGCTGAGCTTCGTTCTTTTCACAAGCGCTTTGAGAAGGCGGTCACTCTCGCCTGTAAGCGCGGGGAACTTGTCCCAACCTTCCCGGGTCAGCGCTTTAAAAATATTCTTCTGAAGCGTGAGCATCTGTTCTGCCGTAAACATCAGCTCGGAGTCTTGGACGCCCACGTGCGTCATGATGCCCTCAAAGTTCAGATGGATGCTCCCTAACTTAGCCTTGAAGAAGTCGGCGATGGCGTCCACGTCGGTATTCGCGGGCGACAGCACGCAGTTGATTGAGCAGTGCAGTTTGGAAAACGCTAGTCGCCACATGTCTACCATTGCCGGGTCATCCAGCGGGTCAGCTCCTCTCAGGTGGTAGCCCGGACCGTCATGGGAGAATGTGAGACTGATGCCGTAGGCCTCGCAGAACGCTATCTTCTCCTCATCAATCAAGGTGCCGTTGGTGATGATGGCAAAGCGCACCTCTGGGTACAGCTCCCGCAGTGCAGGTACGAGCTTTTGAAGAGTCTTCCAATAGACGAAGGGCTCGCCGCCCCAAAGCTCGATCACGCCGTGAACCCTAATGCCGGAGGCTTTCAGCCGTTCGATGAATGCAGGAACATCTTTAGGGGACGACACCCAGCGTTCATTTTCCCTATCACTTTGGGCGCAGTACTTACAGCTCATGTTGCACTTGAGACCGAGCTGAATGCGCAGGTCCCAGAGGTCCTTAGACTTTGAGTTTGAGAAACCCGCCTGTCCTTTCTGCTCCCTGAGCATGGCATAGGCCCGGAGTCGTTCATCTTTGGTAAGATCAACAGGATTACCCTGCCCGTCAAAAATTTCATTTGTTACGTTGTCGTAGACCCACGTTTCATTTTTACCGTCGTGGGTTCTACAGTTAAGCGCAAGTTTCATTTGAATAGTTTCTCCATGGTTTGGTAAAGACGGTACCGTTTGCGGGCAAAGTAGCAATCGATCTCATGAGTGTTGGACGTGTAGCAACCCCCTCGACACTCCTCAAGCGCCTCGCACTGCCGGCACTCGTCGCTGTCGAAGAACCGTCTCGGTGAAAGCTGAGCAACGGCTTTGATCGGGATAATCTTTTTGAAGATGTTTCCGGTAATGTTGGATGCGTCGTAATTGTGATGGCAGGCGTAAGTGTTCCCGTGCAGATCAACACTCAGAAGCTCGTCTCTCACGCACATCGGACCGACCCGAGACCTAACTGTGTTGCGGTGGTAGAGAAGCTGAGAGCACTGCCAAAGCGCCCACTGGTCGCCAAGGCGCGCCATCTCGATCACCGTTTCGAGGTGCGAGCAGAAGACATCCACGTCTTCCTGCGTCATGTAGTAGTCCTTAGCGCATCCGTCGTTGGCCCGTAAAAAATGTACAGCTGTATTGGGATATCGCCCGTAGCGCTCGCCCAGTGCATAGTAGAGGTCCCGCGCCGCCCACATGTCCGTCTGATAGTGGTGGACCAACATCGAGATTGAGAACTGATTGAGCTGGAAAATCAAGTCGAGCTGCTCGTCCGTGAATTCCCCGTCGTGCCAGGAAACCACCGTAAAAATGTCAGGATTGGCATTGGCATACTCGACGTAACCATCCGTCAGCGCTCGCCCGTTTGTTGTAATCGTGGACTGCTGAGGCGTGATACCGAGGCCCCTCAGGGTGCTGTGCAGAGCTTTGATTCGCTCCCAGTACAGCATGGGCTCGCCGCCCCAATATGCGATGCGCTCAACACGGCAACCCTCCAAATACTTCACAAGCCTATGCGCAAATGCTACAGGGTCGGCCTTGTGGTCGGCAGGGGACTGCTCGTTCGTCTGTAGGCAGTACCCGCATTTCATGTTGCAGGCGCTCCCAATCAGGAGGTTGACGTGTTTAACCATCGGCGCTCACCCGAACCACCGCCTCAGCCCTAGACGTGAAGAAGCGGTGATTGATTTTCATCCGCATTGACTCACCGTCCTGTAAGCCTAGGGCCTGTGCTCTAAAGCGGCCGACGCCATTAGTGACAGCAAGGCGTTTGTGCGGTGCGTAGCCATCCACGGGTTCTACAATGTAGCCGTCCCACGTGATGTCGGATGCGACTTCGTGAGTTTTCCCATCCTTTAGTGTCAGCGTGAAATCGACCCACCCGTCTGGTGCAACGGTTTCAGAAGACGGGGTAAGCTCGTAAGCCAAATTCAGCCACTTAGATGTAGTGCCTGTCATCACGTCGTCAGCCGTCCAAACGTCGCCTAGGTCATCAACGTTAGTAATTATTGTGGCGTCAGCCGTGGTTGTTATCGATCGGGCACACTCCGTCACTGGCGCTGCCGGGTTTCGAACCCATAAGTCAAACAACCACATACCGCCCATGTACCGGCAGTACTCCGCAGTGTTTCGAAAATCAAAGTATGTAAGACCGCCTTTTAGGTCGCAACGGAACACACGACCGTCAAACCAAGTAACAAAGTGTGCCCCTGGTACCCACACGCGCTGGAACTCCGGCTTAGTTTTATCGATGATTATTTCTGCAAGAATGACATAATCTTGGTCGTTGATCTGATACAGCTCGCTGTGCTTCATCTTGCAATAGCGACTACCCAGCTCCTCTGTCGTTGACAGCTTCTCGATCGGAACATATTCGGCGTCCGGTGCAATGTCAAAACCGTCTGTCGGGGCCAGCAATCGAAAAGCGGCTCGGGTTTCGTCCACGGCAAGAGAGAAGTGGTCGATCGGCAGTTCCTTTGCAATGACATGTCTAAAATGAGGCATTTATATTTCCCTAAAAAAGTTAAACAATCGAACAATCAACAAGCGTTTGTTATGAACTGTCGTCGCCACAGTCCGCAGAACTGCAGTTGCTCATACAGTTGTAATACCCCGTATCCATACAGTCACCGTTGCAACGCTCGCATCTGTTGCAGTCACCCGCACACTGGACCTGACCACAGTGAACTTGGTTGCACTGAACTTGATAACAGTGCACATTGCTGCATCGGGAGCATTGAGAACAGTACGTGCAGTAAGAGCAATAAGAGCAGTGAGCTGTTTTCCAATTCAAATTGTTGGCTAGCTGGCTGACCTTGCTGAGTCCTGTCCAATAGCCCACGTCGTCCGTCAATTGACTGACTTTAGTTAACGAGGTCTTTTTCCAAAGGCCCGCGTTCTCCGTGAGCTGAGACAACTTGGTCGGTATCTCAGACTTTTTCGCTAACGGAATGCCGCCCGCGGTCGAGTCATCATGTACAACTAGGGTTTTCTTCGTTGTGTCTACCGTGATCTCACGGTTGTAACCTTTAAAGTTTGCGTGCTGAGCGGTCGTTCCGCCGCGCAAAAGAATTGTTTTCACCATGTCGAAGCCCTGTTAGTTATCATCGCCACATTGGCATGCGGAGCAGTAGTCGTAGTACGCGCACTTAACCGTCGTGCAGTTAACCGTTGTACAGTTCACCGTCGTGCAGTTCACGGTCGTACAGTTGTGACAATTCGAGCATTGCGAACAGTACGTGCAGTAAGAGCAGTACGAGCAGTGACCCGTTAGATAATTCCTATCGTTTGTCAGCTGACTGATCTTCGTAAGGCTCGTCTTTGTCCAGAAGCCCTTATCGTTTGTCAGCTGAGAAAGTTTTGTGAGCTCAGATGAGCGCCACACCCCCACGTCATCTGTCAGCTGGGACAGCTGAGTTGGGAGTTCAGTCAGCTTTGCAAGAACAGTTCCTCCCTCGCTGGAACCGTCATGGACTCTGATCGTGTGCAGATCGTCATCGATCGTGATCTCTTTTTCCTGCCCTGTAAACGACACACTTTGCGCTGTCGTTCCGTGCTTCCATTGAATGACCTTTGACATTTATTCTCCTATGAGCAGTGCGTGCAGTAGCCGCAGTAAGTGCAGTAGGAACAATGCCCTGCCACGTAGCCCTTATCGTTGGTGAGTTGCGAAACGTTCACCAACTCCGATTTTTTCCAATACGCAACGTCCGCTGTTAACTGAGAAAGTTTTGTCAGATTTGAGCTTGAGCGGTAAACGTCGTTTATCAATTGATTTGTCGTCGTGGGAATCTCTGATTCTTTGGCGATTCTGTGGCCGCCTGCGGTCGAGCCGTCATGCACCCGCACTCGTTTCTCTGTCGTGTCCACGGTCACCTCTCGATCGTGACCTGTGAACGACGTATGCTCGGCAGAAGTTCCGCCTCGGAATTGAATGATTTTCAATGGCATCAGCTAAGACCTCCTAGATCAACCAATTCAGGGATTTGCCCTGCGGCACCCGTAGCCCCTGTTTGTCCTCTCGGTATTTTCAACACAAAGCTCGGGGCCTCGGCAGTGCCACTCTTAACCACCGAGGGAGACGCACTTGCGTCGAGCATCTCAACTGAAATCGTAATTACAGGGGTAGCCCCCGTTGCTCCAGTAGCACCCGTCTCCCCTTTTTCGCCCGTTGCTCCAGTAGCACCCGTCGGGATCCCAAAGGTAAAAAGCAGAGCTTCGTCGGTGCCCGACTTCGTAACGGTCGCTGCACTACCGGCCGGAAGGGTTGTTGATTCAATATCGATAATGGGTGTCGCCCCGGTGTCGCCCTTTTCTCCCGTCTCGCCTTTAAGACCTTGCGCCCCGGTAGCACCCGTCTCCCCTTTCGGGCCAACAAGCTCTCCCGCGTTAACCCAAGACCCAATGGTAGTAGTTACTCCGTCTTCATCCGTAACCTCTTCCGTCGTCCAAACATAGAGGTTAAGTCCTGCTAAATAGACTTTTCCTTCTTCCCCCTCAACTTTGGAAAGCGACTCATAGTCGGGATAGGTTCCGGCCACCTGAAGGCCGTCGCCCTTGTCTCCCTTCTCGCCTTTAAAACTACCGAGCTTGGGCGACAAAGTAGCCGTTCCCGCGGTAGGGTCTACTGCTACAACGGAGAAAAAATCTCCGATTGAGCTGACCACATGGTCGCCGACCTTGGTGTTGACAGCCGGCGTGATGGGGCTAATCTCAACGGTCTGCGAGCCCTCAGCTGTCGCTAAATAACGGAAAGAAAAGCCAGCCGTAGCGTTGGCTTCTAAGACTTCCTGGCGGATTGTCTCCAGCTCTTCCGCAACACCCGCGGCACTCTCAACGATCGCCAAATTGTCAGACACTGCATCGACAGCAGAGAGTTTCTCCTGCACAGCCGTGATCTTTTCCAGGTTCTCTGACACCGCCGTCACATGGTTGATGCCGTCCGAAACCGTCCCGATATCGTCCAGTGATCGATAGACCGTTTCGATCGTCGGCCAGTTCTCGCTGACAGCATTCACATCAGTAATGCTCTCGGCAACGGTAGTGATGGACGCAAGGTTCCGGTTGGTCGTCTCCAGAGTTGTAAGGTTGTTTCTCAGCGTGGTGATGTCGTCTGCCTTCGGGCCCAGAGCGGCGATATCAGACGAGATACCCGATAGCGTTTTGAGGTACCCGCCCTCAATAGTCGGTATGTCTTCAGGCGCTTCTGTGACGAGGCCGAGATCGAGCGTCGGAGAAGAGAACCCCTGCAAATCCGAGGAGACAATCCTAATGTCTTCCATGTTGTTGTTGACGTTCTCGACTTTCTCAATGTTGTCGCCCACGGGGTGGATGCAGTCGTCGATATGGTCCGCAACCTTCTTGATGTAGCCCTCAGTAACCCGAGTCTCACCGTCGATGTTTGTGTCCGTGATCGCGCCCAGGTCAAGCGTATCTGTCTCGAACCCCCTGAGATCGGAGCCGACTCGGTGGATTTCATCAATGTGATGCGCGTTCGTCTGAAGATCTGCAACATGTGGGGCAAGCACGTCTGTTGCTTTACCGATCACCTCAACTCTAGCCAGTACCTCCTCGGCTCGTGCCACTGCTGCATCGATCGCCGCCTTGTGGATATCGATAAGCGCCTTGGTTTCCTGAATCTCCTGCCACGTGGCGGAGACATTCTGGCCGGTGGAGACAACCTCGTTGTAGATTGCCTCCGCCCGCTGAGCGTAATCAGCCGCTCTGTTCGCGACCTCCAGAAGATCAGACATAACCTCCTGTGGTGTTTTCTCGCTGGTGAGAGGAACGATCAGACAGCGGCTCAAGGTCTCCTTGAGCTCCTGGCAGATGATGGTGAGTTTGTCGTAGGCGTCGTTCAGCGACTCAGGAAGGAAACCGTCATGGTTAGTCAGCACCAGCTGTTGGTCAATCGCCGTGTCCGAAGTGATCGCAACCCTCACACCTTTAGCGGGCGCATCCACAAACACTACCGAGCCCCCGGCTCTTTCGTCCTGGTTGCTGTTCAAGGTAACAGTGTAGTCCGTGCCGTAGCGCAGAGTCACCTCTTCATCCGTAACGCTGGTACCGGATGAGGTCTTGACTACCACATCTGTTTCACGAATCGCCTTGAAGGAAAACGGGAATTCCTTGAGAATCCCGTTTCCTATAGTCGGACCCGCTTTGCGGGGAATGTTCTGTACGGCCATTGCAAGAATCCTTGTTTGTTTGAAGGATTCTTGCAGACAGGCCGCCTCTCAATGCAACGATCTTTACTTACCGGTAATCAGGGAGAAGTACGAGTCCCCTTCCTCAATCAGGTTGTAGCCTTTGATCGCCTGGTTGATTGGCGAGACAGGAATACCCGTCCAAGAGCCGAGAGCGGAGATGAAATCCCGCAGCGCTCTTTCCGTGAACTCCTTATCTTCAAAGAGAATACCCTGAGCGTCTTTGAGCGCCTTGGCTGAGTCCGTGTACTTTCTCATCGCAGTCGGGCCGCGATATCCGTAGTCGCTCATTGCCGAAGCGAACTCACGTACACCCCACACCATTCCCGCATCGAACTGCAAGGAGGCAATGGCCGCGCCTTTCAGGTGCTTCACCCAGAATTCGTCCTCGTCATCGTCGTCCTCCTGCCCGAGAAAAGCCGCCGCCGCTTCCCGAATACCATACTCAAGCACGGGCTGGAGGATGCAAATCGTGAGAATCTGAGCAGCCGCTTTCATCGTGCTCTGCGTCTTGCCTGACACGACCGCAAGGTTCAGCGCGGTATTGAAGAACGTATAGAAAACGGTGAAGAGTTTTTGCCAAGGGTTGCCGCGCTCGACCGCTGATAGGTCTCCAGGGCGTCCCGAGCCCTGAGAGTTCATCACCGCCCAATCCGCAAGGTCCACAGCTTCAGCGTCAGAGTGCCCCTCGTGAAGCGCTTTCTCGTACGCGCCGAACCACGTGGGAATATCGACTAGCAGCTGAACCATCGTGAGCGGGGCGTAGGCCGCCTCCTGCAACTTAGCCATAACTGTGGAAGCCCCGTTGATTCGGGAGCTGATCTCGCTTACCTCCCTGAACTGAGTGCGTGTGCGATCACGCATCATGGCGGATTTTCCACACACCCAGGCGTTGGCGTTCGTTCCGTGTTTCATCGCGTCAGCCATGCCGCGGCTCAGCCAGCGTGGGCCAAGAAGAGCCGCCGACTGCGTAAGGCCAACAACCTGAATAGCCGCCACGCCGAAGTTGAACCCGATGCCTGCAATTGACACCCCGTGGCGTAGGAGTGTTGCCACACCGTCAGAACTCGTCGTCTTCCCTCGCCCGTTCTCTCGAACGTCTCTGAGCCAATCGATGATCGCTTGGTAGTACTCGGAACCGTAGCGCTCGTGAATCGCTTTTGCGATCGGGCTGTCAGGGTTGAGAAGTTTTCGCATGTCGTTCATGAACTCAGCGTAGGCGCAGTAGTACGTCTGCTCGTTCAGCCCCTCAAACAGTGCTCGGGTTGTGAGAACGACCGGCTTCTTGTACTTCGTCAAGCGACCCTTCAAGTGTCCGTCCGCCACGCCTTGGTTAGAGAAGATGGACTGCATGCTGTTGACCCCGTCCACGGTTGCCAAACGAGCTCCTGACAACGAGGCCTTGCGGTCATAAACAATCGGATAGTAACCGCCCTTAAGGGTTCTGTTTCCAATCTGAACAGGCATCGGCTGAACCCAAACAGGAGTGCGGCCGTTCATCCGTTTGATGACCTTATCCACCTCCTGCCGGCTTTTCTCAAATGTGTCCCACACGGCCTCTGCCGCTTTATAGAAGCGCTCATCAGGGAGCATCTCTTGGAAGAAGGCGTCCATCACTGCGTCCGCTTTTGCCCAAGCCTGGGCGACAGCGGCAGGGTCTTTAGGGTCGTGGTTCTCAAGAATGTGGATACCAAAATCAACGGCCAGTGTCTCGGCTATCCGCTGGCGGTTCCCCTCGTTGCCGTAGTTAAGAAGGATTGTGAAGGCCTCTTCAACAGTAAACTCGGCTCCGTTGAATATTTTGCTTGCAACACGACGTCTGCTTCTCAGGTCTTTGAGGATTGGCGAGAGCGCTCGGTCAACTTCTTTTGAGAATTTTGCCTGAAGTTCAGCCTGTTTATTGGCGCAGTGGCCGTACGGGTGGATGATTAGCTTAGTAAGTATTCCGTCGTAAGCCCCGTCCAACACGGCTATGAGCGCGGAGGCTCGGGCCTGAGATAAGCCGAACTTAATAAGCCAATTCTTGAAGCGCTCCGACTTTCCGCTCTGCTCACGAAGACGCTTCGCCCCTCGGCCGTTCTGGTCTGCAACCGCTCGGATGCTGTCTGCTCCGTCCTGCTCGAGCTGATCGAGTTCGATCTTTTTATCTTCGAGCGTGAAGTGCTTCTCGTCTCGCCCGAGTTTTTCAAGCGCGGCCGTGAACTCCTTGAACTGCGTGAACCCCTCAGGCGTCTCCAGAAATGCAGTATCCGCTCGAGTAATCGCATCAGTTACGACTTGGAACTGGTCGAGGTTTGCTCCTGTTTCCGCTTCCAGCTTGTGAAGGGCTCGTTCAAAGCTTTGGCTCTCGGGGTTAAGCGACAGCTGTTTTTCCGTGAAACGCCCCATGTTGGCAAGTGCTCTCTGGATGAGCTCCCAGTGTCTCTGGTCCACGCTCTTTTTGGCTTTCGCTTTGAACTTATCGAAAGATCGCCGAGTCTTTGAGCGGTAAGTCAGCGCCTGTTTTGCAGCCTTTGCCGTAAGTGCGAACCCAAGCTCCTTACGCTTAGCTCGGATTGCTCCGTCGATGTCCCCTTTCGCCCACAGCTGACGGGCTTCTCTCTTTGCTCGATTAGCCTCGGTGATGTACTTGGACGGTTTGATATCCGAGTACTTCATCTTGGAGACAGCCTCTTCAGCAAGGACCGCCATTTGTTCGTTGTTGACTGCGACGTTTTGCTTTCTTGCCATGCGCAGGAAGGCTTTCAGTTCAGCGGTCAGCACCTTGATCTTGGCGTCATTGAACATGGCGGCTCCTGCCGCGTCCTGAACCTGCTGAGGCGTTGCAAGCTCAGGGTTCTCGCGAACGAAGCGATCAGCCGCTCTTTGGTTGATGATGTCTTTCGGCTTGAGATTGTTGAGCAAGTCTTCAACCATGGTTTTTGCGTCAGGATAGTTCAGGCCCGCCGCAAGGTCATCAATCGGAAGCCCGCCCTTTCTCGGCTGCTTCACCGCAAGCCCAGCCTTGTGAAGCTCTTCAACCTGCCGCTTGGTAAAACCAAGAGCGAGAAGCTCTCCCATCGAGAGCTTGAAGAAAACTTTCTTACCGCCAACCACTGCGCCGTTGTGGATTTTGTCCCAAGCTTTATAGGTGTCAGTTGCTTCAAACGCTTTCTGTTCCTCGTCTCTGAGGCGCTTGAGTTCTCCCTTCACCTCGCCTTGGAGTTCTCTGAGCGCTTTGCGGCGCATAGCGTTCACTCTCTCAGACAGCCGCGTGTTGCGTTCAGTCTGCTCAGCCTCGGCTTCTGCGATCATGTCGTTGACACTCTGGTGGTAGCTCTCGAACTCTTCAGGCGTCATACCCGCTTCCTCAGCGGTAGCAAAAAGTGCCTCCACGTTCTGGCGGATAGCGGCCTCTCGAATCTGAGCTTCGGCCAAGAACATGTTGGAGAACATATCCTGAACTGACTCGTCGAACTGAGCGCCTGGAATCCCCGAGAGACACATATATAGCTTTTTCAGCCAAGCGGCAAACTGAGCAAACACGCCCTGAAGGTTTTCACTCGGAGCTTTGCCGAGCATAAGCCAAGCCTCAAAGGAGCGGGCGAACTTCTCATGCCCCTTTCTCTTTTGGTCCGTTGACATGGACTGCCACTGCTCAGGGCTTTTCACTCCGACAAACTTAAGCACTTTCTGCATGTTTTCTGCAAAGTGCTTTTCTCCTTCCGTCTTCTCCCCGCCTCTTTTGAGCATATCCGCATAGGCCTGCATCCTCGCTTCGAGGAACATGTGACCTGCCTCGTGCAGGAGTGTCGAGCGGTCTGCACTCTTCCAGCGGGCGATAAGTTTCAGGTCAGGATAGAAGTCGCCCTTAGAAGATTGAGAGAAGGAGTTGTTGTGCGATTCGCTTTGGCTCGTCAAGAACAACGCCTCTAGCAGCCCTTGCAGATCAGGGCTGATCTGTGGTAAAGTTTTCCCGAGCGTTTGGGCCTTTTCGGTCGTGAGCGCACCCCCCGTTGGACTGCTTGCAGTTGCAACGGGTTTTTCGTATGCGTCCAATTCAGCGCTTTGCTGAACCCATTCTCTCGCTTCTTCTAAGCTTTTTACTTCAACAGACTCAATGGAGTACGCTTTGTTCTTTGTGCCCGCGTCTCTGTACGTCTTAACAGTTATCTTGGCAAGATAATTAGAACCGTTGTATTCAATAGCGGAAAAATACCTTAAGACACCTCCGAGTGCGCCGTTTGTCTTCGTGTCCGGCTTGCTCCAACCGTGAATTGCCTTACTTGCAACCTTTTCTAAATTCGACAAGACAAAGTTGTGAATCTCTCCATTGGTTGACTTCGCCACTGCTTTTCCCGATGTCATCTTTCTAAGACTAGCTTTAGAAAAGTTTGCACTTGTCCCGTCTGAGAATTTAAGGTCCTTGCCTATTAACCCGCTGAGGCGCTTCTCGACCTCTTCTCTTCGGACAGGAGCAAGCTTATATAGGAGCTCGCCTCCTCTGATAACTAACTTCTTGAATCTCTCCAACTTACCCCACGACTGGCTAAAGGCATCAGCCTTCCACTGGCCTGGAGCCTGTCCTTCCACCTCAACGAGGTTGCCTTTCGCGTCTCGTTTAACGTCGGGCTCCCCGAGAATGGTGGCTCCATACTCCTGCCAGAACTGCTTCGGAGACATGTCAAGGTCAAGGGCGTTTGCGGCGACAAAGGACTGGACAACCGCTTGAACCGCCTGCGTCTCCTCCTCGCTTCTTGTCGCCTTGAGAACCTGCTCTCCGACAATTCTCCCAACATCGGCCACCTCAGCGTTGAAAAGCTCGGCCGTTGCGGAGCGCGCGGCCGCAAGCTGTCTGGCCGCAGCCGCTTTAACCTCTTCATCCTGAATAGCCGCCTCATTGACCGACGGCTCTCCGTTGAAGGATAAGCAGCTGGCAATCTCGGGATTCTCGTTCATCAGGGCCAAGGCTTGCGGAAGGGAAAGCTCAACCGAAGTTCCGTTCTGCTTAGCCTGCTTGACGCGTTCCTTTACTTCAGGCGACAGCGCCTTGGAGTCGGCCTCAGACAAAACTTCCAGTGCGGCGCCGTCGATCGAAACCGAAGTCAGCCCCGATCTTTGCACAACCTCCTCCATGTGGGACTCGACCGTTGACGGGTCGATCTTCACAGCTGACGATGCCTTTAGCGCCTCATTCAGTTTCTGAGCGGCCTGAGCCTTGATCTCTGCACGCGCCCTGTTTGCAGAGTTTCTGAACGGGCTTCAAGTGACGTGGACGCCACCTCGATCGGAGCCATGAAGCCTTCGCCTGCGATCTCGGCGTAGATGTCCGCCCACGAGGTGATCCTCCCCTCAGCGAGAAGCTGGCCGCCTGCTTCGCCCGCACCTCCAAGCGCCCCGCCGAGAGGAACCTGGACGGCCATATTTGCGAAGTGCTTCTTTGCGGGCGCCTCAGCCCAGCGGGCAACAAGCGCCTTCGGAAGAAGAACCTTGGAGGCGACACCCAAGGACAGAGCATCGAACGCACCGACGGAGAGCGCGTGCGCTCCCGCCTTGCGTCTTGCCTCGTCGATCACGCCTGAGGTCAGCGCCTGGCCGGCCTTCTTCGGCTCCATGTAGTTCACGCCCGCTTCTTTGACGCCCTCGTCAACCTGAGACTTGTAATCCAGAGCGGCTGAATAGATACCGGCCAAAGCGGCTGAAACGGCAACGGGGGCGCCGACTGCTGTAGCGATAGCCGCGCCCGCAAGCGCTGGCGCATACTGCACGACCGATTCAGGAAAAAGATCGGCCGCGATCTGCACAGGGTCCTCGAAAAAAGCGTCTAGCGTTTTTTTCCAATCGCCTTTGTTTGCGTAGTATTTCTGCGTCGCGTCTGAAACCGGATATTGCGCTTTGCTCCACTCTTGGTAGCGCTTTTTCTCAAGCGCTGTCTCATACTGCTTTTCAAGCTCGGGGAGCGAGTCGATCTCATTTTTGAAACGGGCGACGTTGAGAATCGTCTCCTCTTCGTTTTTGCCCGCGAAGACTTCATCAGGGCTTGCCCCGTTGGCAATGAGCGCCTGCTTGGCTTTGATCTCGTCAATCCGCTCTTTCAGATCAATCGCCTCAGTCTCGTTTCTGAATAGGTCCTGGACCGTTCTCGTCCAGGCGTTTGCAAACGATCGGCCCGCAGTCTTCGGCTTAATACCTGCGGCTGTCGAGAGCTTCCAGATCGCGGACTCCGCAAGCGACATATTGCCTAGGTCTTCACGGACCACGTTCGCAAAGTTCGGCTCTCTCATCTTTTCAACTAGCACAGGTGCCATGGCCTGAATGCCCGCTATGTTCGCCTTGTTCGTGAGGCGCTCGGCGTCCTCTTCAGGTGTGATGAGCGCGGCCTGCTCCGGCGTCATGCGGAGCTCTTTTGCCTTGTTCAGGAGCATAGCCGACTGCTCAGGTGTCTTCTGGATAAAGTAGGACGACATCAGGCCCTGCTCAGCCTTAACCTTGTCTTCCCATTGAAGCTGTTCTTTGAGTCCCATATTAATACCCCTCGTCTCGAATTACGGAGAACCCCTCCTGCCTGTCTGCTGTTTCGCTCGAACAACGAGCCAAGAAATAGGCTCTGAGAAACTCGGCGCCCACGGGGTCTCTCCCTTTGATTTCTCTGAAGTCCTTGCGCACCTTCTGAGCGAACGCCTCATCAAAAACGATTTTGCTCACGTCCACGTTCGGAGAGCGGTTCATCACGATCTCGCGAGCGACGTTCATAATTTCTAGGTCTGAAGGCTCGTGACCGTACCTGTCCTTAGCGATTGTTTTGCTGATGCTTCTCACGTCGGTGAGCCCATCATCAGGAAGCTGGCTCGCCTTCGTACCGAAGAGCGTCACGAGTTTCCCCGGGTCCGCGCCCCCTAGGCCGTTCGTCATCCGACCGACGGCTTGCATAACGCTTAACTCGTCGGTAATGGCCGCGCCTGAAATCTGCCCCTCAATTGCAATTGCGCTCATAAACGTCTGAACCGCATTGTTGAAAGACGTACCGTCCTTGTCTTTATCCTTGAGCTTTGCCAGGGCAGGAACCGCAAGCATGGCCTGTTTGACCTTGGAAGAAGCCGGCACGAATTCAGGCAGGACCTGCCCCTGGATGCCTGCACGGCGCGCAAGCTCCTGCTTCTCCTGAGCGCTTCTGCCTTCGGCCTGGACCTTGAACCAACGGGTTTGAAGCACAGCGAAATCCTTTTGCGAGTAGTTCGGCTGAAGCATTTTCAGCCCATCCAGCGAGACGGCCCGCAGTTGGTTGTCGTCGGCGTAAAGGGCCGCAACCGCTGGGTTTGTTGTATCTTCCCCCTTTCTAAGCTTCTCAGAAATCGACATCGCATCCAGTTGTTGTTTGCGCGTCAACTGCGCCCAAAGCTGAGGAGGCACCGCTGACGGGTCACCGCCGCTCGCGTAAAGCGCATCCGAGATAGTGGCAAGAAGATTTTCCTGCCGTTGAACATACTCAGCTTTCTCCCTGCTTTGCTTGGTAATAAGTCTGCCAAGAACACTGTTACGGTAGCTTGGGTCCGTACGAGCCCTCGGGTCATTTGCCAAAAGCCACTGCTCGATCTGCTTCGGAGTCTCCCATGTGCGTTGAGCGGCAAAAGCGGCAGGCGTAAACGAGTTCACGCTTTTACCGTCGGCGCCCTTAACCCCGAGTGCGGAGTAGTTCTCCAGAGCCTGCATGCTCTTTGCAACCTTCTCCTGCACGTTCTTCGGCAGACGGTCAAACCAGCTTGCGCCTTCGGTGTCCTCTTCTGCTTCCTTCTGAGCGGCTTTAACCTCTCGGGGGCTGGAGTAATACGCCGCAAATGCCGCCTGCTTGTCGCCCGCAAATTGCCGCAGGTGGTCCGTATACACCTTCACACCCACCTCGATGTTGTACGTCTTATCATCCAGTAGGCGCTTTGAATCGACGTTTTTATCGAGTGCGTACGCATTCTCAAGCGAGACGTTAGACGCACCGTACCGAGACCGGGCAGAGAAGTTCTTTCCGTCGTGCGTAACTTCGCTCGTGTCCGTCTGAAGTTTTCCTAGTCCGTTCAGGACCCCGACCGTGAAGTCCTCCACGGCTTCAGCATCAGCGCCGCTTGCAGGAAGACTGACACCTTGCTCTGCGAGAATCTGACGCACCTTCTCTCCGTTCTGCATCACAAGGAACCCGCTATTCTGAACCGAGTACCGATCAACTGTGTTCTGCGCCTGAGCTTCTTTCACCGCAACATCAATGGTTCTTCTCAGACGGTTCACGTCGGAGCCGAGCATCTTGTGCGAATGCTTTCGCAAAAGACCGAGCGCCTGAAAACCGACTGACGGGTTTGGCCCCGCATTGGACATCACACCGTCGATCGCATTGGCGTACAGATTCGACGTGTATTTGCGCCTAAAGTTTTCCCTCTGGTCCTGCGGAATACCAAGAAGAGATGCCAACTTGTCCACGTTCTCAGTGAGGCGGCTTTCCCCATCGGCCAGAAGATCGGGCTTATAGCCGTTGACTGAGGCGGCTTCGACCTCGTAGTCGATTGCAGAGGTGTAGACGCCCTTCTGATACTCCATGCCCTGATTTGCGACGTGACTCGAGACGCCGCCGTAGACCGACTGGTAGACGTTCATCGCATGGCGGTTAAAGGCAGCTCTTTGCCGACCCGTGAGCTTCTCTCCGATCTTGTCTCCGTAGGAGCGCATATCTGCGTCCACTCGCTCAACAAGCCCCCTTCCCTGATCGTCAGGCTCCAGAGCGTTCGCCTGCAAAAGCTTTCTCCAGCCGTTCTCGCCTGCTTCAAGGTCTGTAGCGTGACGCCTTAAATCTGTGATCGCCGCGGTGACTCGAGCGTCATCCTGCTCGGCCTGCACCTTTGCTACCATGTGGTCGAACCGAGCGGATGCTTTGTCCAACAGGCCATGAAACTTTGACTCCTCAGCGATCGGAATGTTAAGCGATACGGGGTTGTATCCCCATTGGTTCTCTCTGACGTGGAATCCGTCATATTTGGGAACACTGACCGAACCTCTTCTCGGCGCGTAGCCGCCCGCGGATACATCTGAAATTTCCTTAGCCATTAGGAGCCTCCAAAGTAGCGGCTCCACCTATCGGCAACAACGGAGCCTTTTTCCAACAAACTGCCTGCCGCCTGCGACACCCCTTCGCTCGCTCGGTAGTCACCCATGATGCGGGCGATTGAACCCGCGTTGCTTGCCTGAAGCCCTTGAGCCTTATAGCCCCAAGCAGAGCTGATCGCATTCAGCTTGACCGAATTCATATCGAGTCGCTTCATGACCTCAGTGGAGGCAAGAACTTCAGCAGTTGAGCCCGAGCCGATCTTCACGCCGTTGGCGCCCATAGCGACTCTTTGCTGAGCTTTGACCTGGCCGGCCTTGTAGGTCAGCTGAGCCATCTGGCTCTCGCCCTGACGGTACGCCGACTCGGCTAACATCTGCGCCATCTGTCTGTTGTTCTCGGCAATCTCTTCCTGCTTCTTGCTGACGTACTTCAGAGTTTTCCCTGTCGAGTACGCGGAATAAACCGAGCCGATCATTTGACCGATTGCCAGACCGATGCTGGCGCCCTGCATTCCGTTGCTCAGCCCCTCGGACCAACCGCTCTTCGAAGCCGTATCGGTCTTCGGAGCCGTATCGATCTTCGGAGACTCCGGAACCACGTACGCTTCGCCAATGAAACTGCTTCCTGACGGCCCTACCGGGGCTGTCTCCAACAGACTTGGCATGCCAAATTTCTGCGTCACCTCAGCAAAGGGTTCCGTTCTCGTTGTGAACCCTGTGTGACTGAAGCCTAATTTCGGCCCCGTCCTCAGTGAAAGACTAAGTGCCATGTTATCCTCATTGTGCTAAATCAACTGCGACTGAAACGATCGTCAAGGGGAGCGGGTCCACCTGACGCACACAAATCTGCCCCGCATCGTTCCAGGCGCAGTACGGCATGATTGAAATCTCTTTCTCCATCCAATCGGGAGGAGACCCGTAAGGCTCGCTCGTTCTCTGCTTAGCCTCCACTAAGTTCTCGAAATCGGGGCCGATGAAAACGCCCGAAGATTTGACGACCCGCAGATACACGTCGTTGATGTTTTTAGAGTGCCCGATACCGTAGGAGCCATCCTGAAGCTGGACAGAGGCTGGCAGCGTCTGGAAATCCGCTGTGATCGGAAGGCCCACGAACACCTTTGTTGAGGGCTGGCTCAGCGTGATTGTGCCGTTCACCACGGTCTGCTGTGGAAGAACACAGCCATTGGCGAAGATCGATACTTTCTGTCCTTCAAGCCAGGTAAGGCCCGAGATCGTCTTGGTTGCGGCGCCTTGATAAATGCCGCCGCAGTCCACGTGGAACGCGTCCTCAAGCCGGGCGCAAAAGCGCTCGTGCATGCGCTCGACGTAACGCACAACGGCCCCGTTGATCGTGCGTCTCATGCTCAAATAAACGACGTCCTCTTCGCCCTCTACTACCGTCGTCACCGACTCGACCGCTCCGTTCGTGAAGTCGTGACGGTGCCAGCCGCAGATATTTTGCTCGGGCAGATAAGTACAGCCGATCAGGGAGCCGTCAGACATTGCGCACCAAATGATCGAGTCAGGCGCTTTCGAGAGCGCCATGTCCTTGACGGGGTTGTTCTCGAAGAAATGTTCGGAACGAATGGAGATGTCGCCCGTCGAGAAGCCCGAGGCCTGCCAGTTGTAACCGAGCTCCCGTACGTGGTTGCCTCGAGCCGCCGCGTAAACCATGGTCGAATTCACGATCACGGGCTGAACCATGGAGGAGCCAATGTTTGCCTGAACCTTGGCGTCGATCGAATCAGGAGCCAGGCCAGAACCGCTCCCCGCAGAAATTCGATACTCCGTCGAGTTCGTAAGGGCTACTAGTTGTGAAAGCGGAATCAAGTGGATGATCTTAGACGCCTCCTGAGCCGCGATTGTGAACCGGATGCGATTGTCGGATTGGCTCGGGATGGTGTAGCTGAGGTCAGACTCCGTGCCGCTTCGAGTCATCCACACCGTCTGCGGGTTTTGCGGCGTCCCTGCAAAGCATCTTCTCTGCTCGAAATATGCGACAGCACTAGGGTTGCGTCCGTTGCCGAGAACCTGGTCATATCGGGGCGGTGTAATTCCGCTGTCGGCGTCCAGGTTGTCGTCGTTAAGCGAGAGCTCCTCAGTCTCGCCAATGAAACTGTAAAGACCGCCCTTGTTCTTGTACACGCGGTATCGACTTGCGCCGGCCACCGCCGACCATGTGATCGTCACACCCGAACTATTCAAATAGAGGTTGCCTTTGCAGGAGCCTATCGCGCTCGCTTCGCTCTCCTGAATGCCGTCTCCCGTGTCCTGGACGGCAGTCACTTTGTACTTCAGCGTGTAGCGGGTTTTCTCTCCCTCAGTAAGCGTCACCCCGTCGCTTGGCTCAACGGTGAACACCACCGACGTGATCGTGGGCGGTGTCAGCGGGGCTCTGAACTGAACATCAGTAAGCCGCCAATCCGTCGCGCCGTAGCGCCTCAGCTCCTTCGGTGGGTAGTTCGCATGAACGATCGTCATCACGTCCATGCTTTGGACGTAATGGAGTTCGAACAAGTCCGCCGCTCGGTAAGGGGTTGCTACCTCATAGGGCTGACCGTTAGAGCCCATTAGAGTTTGGCCGATGGTATGAAATCGGATATAGCCGTCGCCGAACTCCAGAACCATCGTCTGATCGACCGTGAACGTGAACGGAATCAGACGGCAGGGCCGATCTGCGAACTTTGCAGCACGCACAAACTGAGTGCCCGGGCGAAGCTCCACGGGGCCCTGCGGTCGGACAATGAAATTCCTGCATCGGGCTAATCCCTGCGCATACTTCGGGTCGTCAAATCTTCCGTACATCGAGGGAGAAAACTCGCCCGACGAAAAACCAACCTGAACCTTTTTAATGCCCATTGCTTACCTCGCCTTTATCCATGAAGGGACAAAGTGGATGCGCTTCTGCTCTTGGCTCGCATCCTTGGTTTTTGCGATCGACAGAGACACTTGGAATTGTTTGAACAACGCCTGAGCAAGCGTCTGACCCTCTTTGCCCTTCACCCGTGCGCCTACAAGCTGATGGGCCAAAAAGTACGCTAAGGCCACGACGAAATCAGGAGTGAAGCGGCTCACGTCTGTGTTCGAAGAAACGTACTGCACGACGGCGTTTTCAACGTTGGAATATATCTTTCCGTCCTTCACCTCGAACTCCGCCTGTGTCGGGTCGTGGTCAGGGAAGACATGTGCAAAAGGGTGCCGGAGCACGCTTTGATAGCGGTACTCCTTCACGCTGATAACCCTTAGCGAGTCAGACGGCAGTTGAAATACTTTCCTCCAGCCAAAGCCCCCTTCGTCAACAAGCTCGGGAACCGCCTTGCGCTTTGTGGCAAAGCTCCAGTCGTGCATGTCAAGCAAAGCGCGTACCGCCATGGGGTACAGCCGTCGGCAGAGTTCAGCCTGCGTGCTTTTTTCAGGCGCATCAATTGAGACGACGTTCGCGGCATCACCCAAGTACGACAGCGCTAAATTGCAGATAGAAACGACATCAGCCATTCAATGCTTCCTAAAAAGAGGGGCGCACAAAAAGCGCCCCAAAGGTCCCAAGGAGTATCTCTGAAAAATTACGAGTTGCGTCCTAGCTCCGGCGCCTGCTCGAAGGCGGGGTTGTCCTGGAAGCCCGAGGTGATGAACGCCTTAACCTTCCCTGCACTCGCCCCGCTGAAGTGAGCCTGCATGTAACGCTTGTGTCTCAGAGGAAGCGGGATGGCGACTTGCGCCCCCGCCTCTCCGTCAACCAACGTCACCGCTCCCGAGCAGTCCGTGAAAGGACCGTCCAGTGTGTCGGAGTCCTGGAGTTTGAATGTGACATCAGCTCCGGCGGCTTCAAGAAGCGCCGCAACCGCAACCGGTCTGCCTTCGTCATAGCCTGTTGTCGGAGACTCCTGCTCGAAATCGATTGCGAACTTGGAGGCCTGATCGCCTGTGAGCTCATCTCCGTCCTTGTCTGTGAACAGTTCAAGAAAATCAATAATCATCGCTCTCTCCTCAATTTGTGACCTGAGCCTCGCCGAATTCCAAGGCGTCCACTCTGCGGAACGGGATACCGTCAAATTTGGTAACGGTGCGGCCGCCGACCTCTTCCTGCGTAAGCTGGACGTTGTGAATGTTCGTGCGCTGAAGTCTGAGGTATGTCTCGACCGTTCGGTTGCAGTAGAACGCGAAGCGAGCTCCGGAGAGAGACGGGACCTGAACCACGGCTTTAACTAAAAGCTCGTAGAGGTTATGGCCCGGCACTTCCTTACCGCCTACTGTTACGGAGTCGCCGTTGTTGATCGGCGGCTGAGACAGAAGCATCGACTTGCTGATATTTGCGATACGGACGACGTAACGCCAGTCGCGCAATGTGAAACCCACGTCCCACGAGAAGTGAGTCTTGAACACACGGTACTCGCCGCCGGCTTCGTCGTATGCGGCTTCCTCACCGATGTCATTCTTCTGAAGCCCCGCGGGGGAGCCTTCTGGATAGATGCAGTGCGCAGTGTCAGGACCCCAGCCGATCAGCCAGATGGAGGTCAGATCGTCACCCGTTCCGCCCGCATCAATCACGTTCACGGCGTTGGCGGCCTTCTTCGGGTTCAGTGTGGAGTAACGCGGAGCCAGACCGAGGAACCGTTCAGGATTCTTGGATGTGTCGCCGTACAGTAAAGTGCGCTGGAACTCGCGGCTCATGGATTCAATGAAGGGGTGCTCTTCGCTAACGCGCCACGACTCCTTCATGCCATTCATCTCGGCAAGCTTCTTGTCCACCACGGCGAACGCTTCAAGCATGCCGCATGTATCGAACACAGACTTAACTTGAGACTTGGACGGCTGAACACCGTAGTTCAGCATTCTCCAGGCGACTGTCGGCAAACCGGAACGGACTGTCGTCTTGTGAGAAAACTTGTTGTTGCACTCCACCCATGTGGCGTCCGGAATCATTTCATTTGTGAGGTCCAGAACCTCTTTGATCTCGATCAGATCGCCGTTTTTATCCTGGCGGTCAAGCAGATCGGTAAGGTTCGGATTGCGAGGCATCGGCTTAATTTCAGCCATCATCATTCTCCTTTAAATTAATCGTCAACGACCATGTTCGAGTTCGGGTAGCGACGGCGCTTCGGCGGGTTTGCCGAGGCGTTTCCGTGAACACCCGAGTCCTGCTGCAAGGTCTTCCCGAGTCTGAAAAAGTGTCGAACGACTTCAGGGTGGTTGCCCAGCCCGGAAGCGTTCAGGATGGTGCGAAGCTCAGGGGTCGCGAATTCTCGATAGCCCGAGATTGCAACCGCCTTGTTCGCCCCGAAATTCGCACCGCCGATCTCGGGGTCCTTTTCACAATCCAACGCCCATTGCTCGGCCTTGGACCGTAAATCGTTCATCATGTGCGCTCTTGCTGTCGGCACCATCGCCTCAAAAAGCTTTTGGGCGTTCTCCTGAGAAAGGCCTACAGACTTAGCGGCGTCTGCAAACTGCTGTACGGACTCAGGTGTGTACTCGTTGCCGTTCACATCTCTGAAAGCCTCGTAGGTCTCAGGAGCACTCTGAGCTGTCTCCTGCTCCTGCGTCTGAGGCTCGGCCTCTTCAGCGGCCTGATCTCCGCTTCCAAGCAGGGTGTCCCCCATCAGGCTCTCAGCTGTCTGCTCGCTTCCAGAAGGTGCGGCCTGAGTCTCAGCCTGAGCCTGGTTCTCTGTTGCCTGCGCGGCCTGTTCTGCCGCATCTGGAGCCGCAGTCTGCGCGGTTTCTTGGTTCTGAACTTCCTGACTCTCGTCAGCCATGCTCGTTCTCCTTCATCATCAGTGTGTAGTTTTCGGGACAAATCTCGCTGATCTTTGCCATGAGCCTGTAGCCCATGTCCTTTTTCCCTTCAGCGTGCGCCATCGCAAGCGCCATGTAGTGCTCACGCTCCTTAACCTCCACGAAGGTCGTGCGCAGAACACCTGAGTTTGCGAGAAGCCAATGGACGATACGTCTGCCTGAGGGTGCACTCATGAGCTTTCTGAAGTCGTCCTTGAAGAGCTCGTCCCTTCCGGCTTGAGCTTTGATTCGCTCGTCTCGTGTACTCATCGAATCAGACTCCAGACAAATGCAGCTTCGATAACAACCACCATCCAAAGTGCGCATCTCGTCCACATGCGCATTTGTCCTTTCTCGTTGAACAGTAGTTTTTCCATAATGCTTAGCACTCGCTCTGGTATATGTTGAGAATTTCCTAAAGTCTTTTCTCGACACCGCCGCTGAGGTCCAATCAGCGGCGTTTTTATTTCCTGAAGAAACTCTACCTAAGCGGTTTCCTCTCAATGCAACACTTAGTAGCCGCTGAACGCTGAGTAGATTTCTCCCGAATCCGCAGACCTCAGACTGTCATCCAGTGGTTGGCCTGCTTGCGCCCCTCCTAAGTTCTTCATGATTGCCGAAGCCTGCTCGGCGTTTGCGAGCTGTTGCGCCTGCGCCTGAGCCTCTGCCCTCTGCTGACGGATAAGCGCAACTCGTTCACCTGGAAGAATCAGTTTCGGGTCGATACCCAGAACGTCCGAGTAATAGTCAACCCAATAGTCGCCGTCGAATTTGTCCAGCATCTCGGGCTTCATGTTCGCCAACACGCCTAGGTTCTGAGTGAATCGGTCCACCGAGTTCGTTGTCACGGCCTTTTGCGCCTGAGCAAGAACCGACACAAACTCAACGTTCAGGTCAACACCTTCCAGCTCCTGCGGAACGGGTGGGATGAGACCCACTCGAAGCAGTCGGTCAAACGTCATTGAGATCAGACGATCGTTCAGCTCAGCGTTCAGGCGCTCAAGAACAGGCCCCAGCATCAGCATCTTCTCCTCGTGGCGCTCGGCAATCTCTGTTGCGGTCGCTCTCTGAGAAGCGGGCATCCCCGTAATCATTAAAAAGATGTCCTTGTAGAAAGCCTCGTCGATTCGGCGCCGAGTGTCCTGAATGTCCTGAACCAAGTAGTCAAGCCGCAGGTTCACCTCGTAGGCAGAGCGTATAGCTTGGACCTGAGCGATGTTGTCCGCGTACACGACGCCGCCCGGTACCAGATTCGCTTCCTGGTTGCGCATGTCGGCGCTCGCAACTACTGCGGGGTCAGCCTGCAACGCGATTGCCTTGGACTTATAAAACTGCTCCTGCTGAAGCTGACGCAAGTCTCCTAACGCCTCCATGCCCGGGCCTGTCCCGTATATGTCGCCTCCTGTGACGTTCCAGCGAGCCGCAAGAACAGGGAACTGATAGAAGCCTGTCTCACGAAGCACACCGCCGTAGGTCCTATCGGCTTTGGAGCTCTCGAAATACACCGAGCGGTACGGCATGTTTTTTGCGTCTCTGCGCGAAGGGTCTCGATAGTCTCTTGGCTCAATGGCGTTAACCACGTCAACCCATTTGTCGTAGTCACCTCGGTCGTACAGCTTGCGCACTTCAGGCGAGACGTTCGCATAGCCGAACTCCGCAACAAGCGCAGAGACTGTCAGTCGGAACTCTCGGTACAAAGTGTTGACGTTTCCACGAGCGTCTGTTGCGAGCGCGAACTCCCCGATCGTCAGCGGCATGCAGTGAATCACGGACTCAAAGTCATCAAGCAGAACAACTGCTGTGGTGCCGAAAGCTCCGAGCTCCTCGTAGGCCATCTGTAATGCGCGGTAGGTGTTCGACTGATTGAACACCATCTGCATTAGCGTTGTGACTTTGCTCGACCATTCCTTAACGGCGTAGCTCTCGTCCAGCTTCGGGTCCTTGGTCGTCAGTCGAAACCACGGGCGGGCAGGACTTGTCATCCCTGCCATCATGCCGCCCGATAGCGTGCGAAGCGCTCGGGTGCCCGAGTTGTCGAGAATGGCTCTGTGGCGCTTGTCGCCCTTGTTATTGTCTGAGACAAGGAAGCGCCCCGCTCGAGGAATGAGAACCTCTGATATCTCCTGCCAATGCGGCATCCAGGTTGAGCGCTCCTCTTTCAGAGCTTCCCAGCGGCGAGCGCATTGCTTGCGCAGACTCGTTTCCATCATCAGCCTCCTAAGAGGGAGCTAACCCCGCCAAGGCTGAGCTTGTCCCGTTCAATGCCGCCGGCGCCGGTCAGCATTGTCGCTGAGGAGTCTCCTTCCTGAGCCGAGTCAAGAATGGAGCTCACGTCCACCTCGTTCTGGTTGGCTCGGTTGAACTCCTGCTGTTGCTGGTTCAACTGCTGAGCGCTGGACTTCGCCTGCTGGTCAGCCGCCCGCTTTGTCGCTTTACTCTGTTTTTTGCTGGAGTAAATGGACGCTCCCGCGGCCACCGCCGCAGTTACAGCTCCAACGATAGCTGCTCCTGACATTTCTTCTCCTTCCTTGTTAAAAGCCTTTCGGGCTCGTCTGTAAATTCAGCCTCCGCCTCCTCAACGGTTTTCGCCTTTGTGGGAAAACACATTGAGAACGCCGAATCGGTTATGGCGTATGCGGCGGCCCTTCGCCCCGCGAGTCCTTCGAGCACGTGATACCCCTTGAACTCGCGGGTGGTTGTTCCGTCGGTGATCTGAAAATGGCCCGCACAAATCAGCTGAGTCTCAATCTTCAGCTTGAGCCCGACAGCCACGCATCCTGCGGGCACGTATAAGGTTCTCGTGTACACGCCCGCGTGCAGGTGGTGCTCGGTTCGCACCTGAGGGGGCGCCGGGTACTTAGCGACCTCCTCGCAGAGCGTCTCGAAGTACTCGTTCACAGCAGGCGTCACCGGCCCCATGGGTTCAATCGACGTCATCACACTTGCACCAAAAAGCGTTGTGGGTGTGCACCATCCCGAGGTGCTCGCACAGCTTGTCAAGCGAGGAGCCCGGAGGCGCCATGAAGGAGCACCCGGGAGCGCCAAGCGTCCAAGCTGTCTTCTTGATTTCTTTTAAAAGCCGAAGACCCGTCACGCCTTTGCGCCAGGCCTTGCGCAGGTAGAACGACTCCACCGCAACGATTGGGAACGGATAGTGCTGAGACTCCGCAAGCAAGAGCCCGACAACCCCTACAACCTTTCCTTCGTCGTAAGCCGCTATGCAAAAGAGATTCCCTGTGTACTCGAGCTTGCGATAGCGCTCATACTGAACCATCGGGTCCCCGATCGCCTTGTTCGCTGTCTCCTGCGTGTACTCGTTAACCAAATCAGAAAAGCCTTCCGCATGAAAAAGCTCCTCAAAGGTTGTGTGCTGAATTTGTACCATTACCGTCTCCTCAGACAATCGAACGGGTCAAAGCCCCGCCGACCGTTGGCCTGCGAGCGCATCTTGAGTTCACCCAATGGGGTGTACTCCTCGACCTTAAAGGCGAATGTGAGCGCCAAAGCGTCCGCCGCGTCAGGTGATCGAAGACCCCGCTTTTTCATTTCCTTCTTAGTTTCAAGCTTTACCTGACCGCCCGGAAGAATGTCGTACTCGGGTGCGATCAAATCCTCAACCAACTCGCGATCGTCCGGTATCGTCCCTCCGTCAGAGAGCCACTGCTTCATGCGACCCCACATTTCCTCTCGTTTACGGGAGTACGTCTGAGGGTCGTCCGCCTTCTCGCCGAACTGCACGCCCCTGACGGGGTAGCCATCATCGCGCAGCATGTCTTTCGGGCCGCCGCCCACGCCGCCCTCATCCACGAAGATGAAGATGCGGTCAGCGGGAAAACCGAGCTTTTTAACGGAGTCAAAATGCGCCTTCACCTTTGCCACGAGCTGAGTTGTGGAGAGTCCGTGATAGCGCTTGATCGGAAGATAGCCTCGGCCAATGCGGGTGTAGATCACGGAGTCGTCGTCGCCAAAACGAGCAACGTCCACTCCGATAATTGCTGAAGTCGCAGTGTTGTGACTGATGCTGGTTTTTGCCGCCTGCTCTGCAACATCCGTAGGAATAAACTGCATTGAGGAAACGGACGGGAACTCTCCTCGGACACGCACTCGGAAGAAGTCCGAGTCCTCCCCGTACTCGTCGGCCCATTTAGCGATCTGCTCTTTGTTTGTAATCTCAACTGTTCGAGAATCGATATTTCTCAGGTTCCAGTACTGCTGCTTCTTGTAGTTATTGAAGCAGGCGTGAAAGGTCCCTGAAGATCGGGTCGGGTTCCCGAAAAGAAACATCATGGGTTCTCCGTCGGTGAGGCCGCCTTCAGCCACCTCGTAGACCGCCTCAGGGATAGCGGATGCTTCGTCGAAAATGTAGAACGGTGTAGAGGATGCGGCATGCAGACCTGCGAAGGACTCGGCGTTCTCTTCTTTGCAGGTGAGCGCGTCCACGCGCCAAGACTCAGGTGACTCTTTGGATTCAATTGAGCCCGCCTTAACTTCGAACATGTCAGCAACTAGTGAACGCTTCAGCCACTTTTTGATTTCCGCCCATGTCTTGGTCTCAAGCTGGCTTGCCGTGTTTGCGGTCACGACGCCCTTACAACCGGGACGCGTTGCAAGAATCCAGCACACGAGCCAAGCCGTGACACAGCTCTTTCCGATGCCGTGTCCGGATGCGATCGCGTAGCGCAGAGGCTCCACGGCATGCGAGCCGTCGAAGTTTCTTTGCTTAACCTCTTGGCCGATATCCTCTAAGAGCTGACAGGCCCATGCGTCGGGACCGTACTGAAACTTCGGATACTTAGAGAGCCACGGCTCTTTCAACCGAACCACCGACGTCTCAGGCGTCTCGCCCCAAGGAAAGGCCCAAAGGACAAAACGGAGCGGGTCCGCATAGCAGCGGGCGAGCTCCTCATTGAAAATTTCTTCAATCCTTTTGTTCATGCCTTCTCCGACTTTTGCGAAGAAGTATGTCGGATTGGCTTTCTCTCAATGCAACAAAGCCCCGAGAGCGGGGCGGATCGTCATAGCACTTAGCTAGTTCGAGATACACATCATCTTGGATTACGGACGTAGAAAAGCCCACCGATTACGATGGGCATATCTTGATGTAAAAAACAGCGTTATGTAGACAGCGATCGCTCCTGGCCTCACCCAAAGCTAAGCTCTGAACGGTGGCTCAACAATAGGGAAACTTGTCACTAACCCCGAAGACAGGATGTTGTGCTGCAAGTAGAAACTAAGCATATGGTAGACCGGTTTAATAAAATTGCCGTAAACAAAGTCCTCTGCTTTTTCCTTTTCTGTTAGAGGCTCCATAAACCAGAAAGCAGCCCGTCCAGTGCAGGAAGCTGAGTAAATTTCCTTATCGTCAGAACTCACACCTCTAACCATTAAGGTCCCTTCAACTACCAGCTGTTTTCCATCTTCTCGAAATTTTGTAGTAACAGGAAACGAGATCAGAGAGCGCCCTTCCACTCCATCGAAATTCGTAAAGGTCGGATTAATGTTAAACGACAGCGAAGTGATAACCAAAGGGTCTTCTTTAAGAATACGCATAGCAACCTACACTCCCATAAACTCTCGGAATCTTTCTTACCTTAGCCGGCATACAAAGAAGACATTCAGCCTCCTCGTTTCTCTCTTTCCGATACCGCCTCTCCGAATTTTCCCAAAAAATCTGGGTGCCTCCGATAGATTCAGCTAATCTTTTAGCAAGAGAATCAGACAGCGCAAGCTCTCCCGACAGGAAAGAAGTAAAGTCCACCTCGCCGAGGCCTAACGCATCACGAAGCTCTTCGCGCTTTACAATCCCATCTTCTATCGCGTCTCTGGCAACATCACCAGGGGATGTAATCCATTTGCCGGTTGCCATATTAATCATGGTAGTTCCCAATGTATTCAACACAAATAATAGTGACTAATTTTTCGCGCTCTTTTAGTCCACAAACGCCCGTTTCCGGTAGGCGAACAGAAAAAACCAATCTCATTTTCTTATCCAATTTAAACGCCATTTGTCCAGCTCTGTCTCCTGTTAGTACGTGTAGATGACCGAGAGGCGGAACATCTTCCATACTTGGGGCGTCCTTTAGAGAATCCAAATACGTATAGAGTTTCCTGGCACAGTGCTGACCAAGTTCAGCTTGAGCTCTTCTTTGGTCGGTACACAATTGTTCAAGATAAACGGTTGCGTACTCAACTTGCATTACTTGTCTCTAAAAATCAATTCGCTTGCATAAATTATATTTTATTTTTGTCCCTCCATTGGATACTTAGAGGCCCCGAGGTCGGGGCTTCATGCTACTGCTCGTTGGTGAGTTCTAGGAAGGCATCCTCGGAGTCTTTGAGGAAATCCGCAAGACACATGAGCAAAAGTCTCACCCCTTCGATTCTGAGCCAGACATCCTCCTCTGTAGCCTCTGAAGCGAGCGCCTCCTTCATCAGCTTACGCACCGCCTCCTTGCGGGACGCGGCAGTTCCGTCAACCCAATTGGCTGCATCGTAGTCACCTATGAACGAGTAACCGAGCGTGCCTGTAATTTTCTTCCTGAGTGCGAGCGGCTGGGACGCCATCAGCTCGACAAGTTCTTCCGTTGAAATATCTACCATTCCCAGCTCTCCTCTTCACTTTTGACTCTTGCGCCAAAAAGATAATTAATTTTTTTAGGCGTCATCTTGACACAGTAACCCCGCTCTTTCAGCCTTCTTGTCAACCATTGGGAGCTCTGCTTCTCTACTCCGCACTCCGCCGCCCAGAGTTTGAATGCCGCGTATACCTCCCGCATTGGCGTCTTTTCATCGGGCGCTGTACCTTCTAAACACTCCTCTGCCCAAGAACCGACAACGTCTTCCTCGCCACGCCACTTTTTAGCGGCCATATCCATAGACTTCGGAAGCGCCAACCCAAACTGCCTGTAGCGGCGCACGCCTTCAAATATCCAGTTCAGTATTCCCGAGGCCTCCTTAAGTAGCTTCTCTTTAAGGTTTTCGTCTTTCTTGAAATTCGGGTCCCTGTCAAAACTGCGAGGAAACTCGATCAATACTATGCGCCTCCAGGTTCCGTCGCTGTCATCTGCAACTTTTGGAAGGTGGTTGGTGCACACGAACACTGTGTGCGTTGGCTGGAACTCAATCGGCGATTGGTACATTTCACGAGCCGTAATCTTTTCGTTACCTGCTAGGCGCTTCAGCATCTCGCTTTTGATCTTAGCGCCCTCGGTTAGCTCCTCCGCAAGAGCAAGGCGCGCACCTTTCAACCTGACTACATCGGGAGACAGCCCCGTTGCTGAAGACGATCTTTTCTCGCTTAACGTCACAAGGGTTTCCGGCTGCATTGCAATACCATAAGAGCCAAATACCTCCAGAAGGACTGACATAATCGTGGACTTACCATTACAGCCGAAACCGTGAAGGAAGGCAATTTTGTTCTCCTTCGGGTTCCCGAGAGCTGTATACCCAACAAACCTTTGGAAGTACTCGACAACCTCTTCCCGTACTAAGCATTCTTCTAAAGTCTTTTTCCATAGTGGACAGTCGGCCTTAGCGTCAAACACTACAGAAGAACTCTTGGAAATCATACGAGAAGCATCTGGCTCAAGAAAGGACCCGGTCTCAAGATCAACATCACCGTTGGCGATACCAAAATACCGAAAATCAGAATCAAAGCTATCCGGATTCACTAGAATCGAAGCGTGAAGCCAAGAGAACACCGAGACGGTTTCACGGATGTACCGCACAGGCGACTTCAGATAGGCTAGATAGAATTTCTCGCGACTTCTTCGCTGTTCCGGTATGGTGGTCTGATCAATGTTTCTCCGGTTCTCCCGCTCATGAACCATGGCCCAAAGCATGTTTTCCAGAAGATTTTGTACGGGAAGCTCATCCATGGTCTGAA